CCATTTCTCAAGCTCTTCCTCACTAAAAGTTTTCTGTAACGAGTACATTTGATACAAGTGTTTAACACCAGACTCAGGGATATATCCAATACCCTCAAGGCCATCATATAACGCATCCCACTCAGGATCAGTCAAAGGACTGTTACCACCTTCGTAGTATTGCTTTGCTATTGAATTTTTGTTTGTATTCTCACTCATATTTATATATTATACTGGAAAATGGGATAGAAGTCAAGAATTATTTTAGGTTATCGTGTTTATATAAATTATCTACGAGGTCTTGAAAGTTCTCCTCAATTATCTCACGTGACTCTGCTAGAGATAGTATCTCTGTGAGTGCGCGAAATAATTCTCTGGAGTTATTGAAGTCAATAGGCATTGCTATACCTTCAGGTGTAGGCTTCCATTCTTCGAAAAAATCCATATAATACTTACGGAGATGCAGGTACTCAACACCCTTAAAGGTACTTACTGTGACTCGCACCTGTATTTGCTTCTCCTCATCGTAGTGTACAACGTGCTCGTATAAAGGGGCTGGCTCATGTATTTGTATCATGAGTCGTTCTTCAATACAGATGCAAGAGGTACTACACTCGTTACATTCTTAGGTTTTAATAGGCGATAAGAATCTGTGTCCCAACAAAATAATAGTAGGGTTTCATCAGATTCTCTTGCTCGGTTTTTCTTGTCTCGAATGTACTTGGTACCAAAGTCTAATGTGCATACATTGTACTTTAGCTTTTTAGAGTTCTCACTACGATATGTAATGATAGCATCACCATACTCATCAACAAGTTTGGCTAGTTCGTCCTTTCTCACGATGCTCCTTAGTTAGGTAGGTAAAATCTTTTACTGTCCTACACTCAAGAAACAAAAAAGACCTCGGGAGTCTCACCCGAGGGAGTACTAGTCGGCCAATAAGCCTGTGAAATACTGAGCAGCTTTACCAGTCAATTTAGCTATAATATCTTCATCGACTGACAAGCCTTTGTCCGTAATGGCTGCGGTAAGAGCGTCTTGAGCTGCTTGCTTAGATACGCGTGTACCACCGGAGGAAGTCCCACCACCATTCCCCGTAGCGGGAGCCTTTTTTACATAGACACCTGCTTTGGTCAAAATCATACGAACTCCGTTCGGACTTTCGTTGAGTTCGTCTGCAATTTCTTTTACAATTTCCATCGAAGTCTCAGGAGTTGGATCCTGTTCTCCATACATCTCTACTGCTTGTGCTTTCTTGTCGTCATCCCACGCCATTCTGCGTTTTCCTCTTTGTTGTTGTTGAAAATAAAATCGGTCGCCCATCTGGTTTCCTCATTTTTGAAATACTATTATACTTCTATTTAACATTTGTGTCAAGAACTTTTTTTGCTTTCCACTAAATTTTTTCGACATCAATGCCGTGCTCTTCCAAGTGAGTTAATTTACCTAGGTCGTATGCTATTGAGGCAGCATTGAATCCACCCTGTAAAAAAGATTCGGTTTCCTCTAGTACATATATTGAATAACATTTGCCTGCGTACTTTTCCTCATACATTGGATCTTTGTACTCGCTCTGTATTACAGCAGGCGCATGGTAAAATGCAGACCATACTCTTTCTCCTACAGAGAACTCATCAGCCATACACTGGTCAGGTAAGAAGGCATAGCCTTTTCTTTCTTCCACAGCTACTGGTCGTGTTGGAACTCCTACTCTAGTTAGTATAGCTCGTACAAACCCCGCAGAGCGGTACATAGCCTGAGAGATTTCAGATACAGAATCTCCACTAAGATATGACTGTATCGCTTCTTTTATCTCTAAACTAGTAGCAGGCTTTCCTCTTAGTTGAGCTTTTCTCTTCGCTCTAAACTCATTTCTATCTTGAAAGTCCTGTATTATTTTGTTTAGTCTCGTAGTATTGTACGAGATATTAAGTATGCTACAGGCTTCTTTCTTTGTTACAGGTTTCTCAGCATCCAATAGATTTATGACGTGCTGAATATTCTCCTGTGTCAGCTTCTCGTGCTCTTTCTTCTTCACTCTTGCCAAGTAATTCGTCCTCCAACTTAAATAATAAACAACACATAGCATGAGCTAAGTGTGATAGTCCTGTCTCTGGATCGTCTGCCTCTCCATCTATGTGTGCAAAGATATGCCTCAATGCTGCACTGGTATATCTATTCTGTAGATCATCTACTTTGCGCCAGTTTTCAGCATCGTACTTATCTGCTCCATACGTCAATACTTTTCCTACTTCGAGTATAGACTTGGGAGGAAGTAAGTATAGCTTTGCTTTCTCCTCATCATATTTTTTACCATCCATAATTTCTTTTACCTTTTTTAAATCTAATCCACCGCCCATTAAGTTCCCTTACGTAAATCATAGCTTTGTAATCTAGTTATTACCCAGTCAGGTGCTCCCTTCATTCGCAAGTGTTGTATTATTACACCTTCAGAAACACCTTCTTCTATTGCATTACTTACTTGTATGTACCAGTCAAAGAACTCATCATCATGCATTCCATTATAAGGCTCGCTCATCTACTTATCCTCTCTTCATAGTCTGCTTCGTCTTCATCCCACCAAGGTGGTTTGTTTCTGTACTTCCAAGAAGCAAAAGTAGCTTTGTCTTTGTGATAAAATCTACGGTAAGCCTCTACTGCGTCTGCTCCTTTAAGTCCTTCTGGCATAGCTTGCGCATAAGCAGTGGGTCCAGCTCTTCGTAAGTGTAGTAACTCTGGTAGCCTGAGAATGACATCATGCACGCTCTTATGCGATTTTCCATATCTATATCCGTACTCTTCGTTAAGTGCCAGTGCATAGCAAAAAAGCCATTCATAGTTGTCAAGACTAGTCCTAGCCCATATAGTACAAGGATGGTTTTCCATAGTCGGGAGATACGGGAAGTCTCTTGGGTCATTTTTCTTCTGCTTTCTAATTACTGCTAGTTCTTCTTTGTCGAGCTTCCTAGGGATAAACCCTAGAAACTTATCGACCCAATGATTCGTACACAGCATTTGTGCGGCTTCTAAAGGCATTTTGACTATATGCTTGTCAACGTGGTATTCCGCGCACCTGTCATGGTTTTCGTCTAATATAAAGATATTCATACACGTATTATACTAGAAAACACACTGAGTGTCAAGAAATATTTACATATTTCCTCTAGGTTTTTTAACGTGAAAACACTTAACATCAAATTCTTTTTGCCAAGGAAAATAACCTGTGGCCTTCCAATCCCCATATATGCCGCCTGCTAATAAAATAAAAGGTATACTACAAATCAGTGCCATCCAAAGCATCTACTGCCTCCCTTACACTTGGAAAATGACCTCCAATAATATTCCAACACTGCTTTGCTATGTCTGCATGCTCTTCTTGAGTGCCATTTGCCATTCTTAACCTACAGTAGTGAACCCAGCTACGCAACGTTCCTGCCATATATAATGTTGTGCCTGTCATGCCTTCAGGAAGTAGAGCACGGGCTTGCTCTTTTGCAATACCACTATCTAAAGCGCACTCATACGCTTCCCGTGTTAGGCGGATTATTTTATGCTGAGCCATGGTAAACTTCTCATCTAGTGCTCGATCTTTAGGTGAAGTTCTGTCCATTTTTATACTGTTCTGTCTGTTCTTCGGATCTTGCATACGAGCTTCTCTAACTTCATATGTGTTAGCTACGGCATAACGCTGGCTAAACTCTTGAAAAGAAAAACTTCGGTGTCGTACTATCTGGTGGGAGATATCTCTCGTAGTCTCTATTTCTAGCGTAAGAGATACCATCTCGAAGGGGCTCCAGTGACCATGTTTGATTAGGTACTTTAACAGGCCCGGAGCTGTTTTACTATTATTTTGATTGTCAGGATTACTCACTCTTGCACAGTAAGCTACAAATTCATCTGCCGTATTGCATCCTGTAACCGCAGACGGTGTGCTCAAAGAAACTAATTGTACTTTCACTAAGTAACATTCTCCATTCTAGTCATTAATCTTTCTGCTCGGTTTGTTACTTGACGATACCACTGTGAGTCTCGTCCTTCCGTAGCAGCCCTTTTCCAGTCTTCTGCCCATAAGGCTTTATTCATATTCTTAAATTTGGACAGTCTGGGTCTGCCCATGTTAAACATCATATTGACCATGATCTGCTGGACTTCGTCTGGCCATAGTCTAAATACCCCTTCTCCGTATAGAGTGTAACATTCTCCTTCGGCAATACTAAGGTCACGAGCGAAACACGCCCTGACTCGTTCTTCAGTAACTGCTGTTCCAACTGGCCTTCCGAATTCCTCGTCGTCTTCGAGGATAAGATGACCGACGCCAAAGGTTGGATAGCCGAGGTGGTCATTGTAGATTCCATACACTACTCCTTCATCAATCTTGAGTTGTTCGTAAACTGCTTCTCTATTCACATCATTTTCCCACTAGGATCGAGTAGATGGCGTTTAATCCACCCATCAATCTGCTTGCGTTGTTTTTCTACTTCTTCTGCTTGAGACTGTAGCTTTTCCTCAAGGTCATCAATTCTTTTTTCTTGAAAGCGGAGTTTATCACTCTGCATTTCCATTTCGTATCGGTGCACCGTCATTTGCCTCCTCTCCTTTAGTTGCTTTTCTATAGTATAGAATGATCTCTTTCTGTTGCCGTATGAACCTGCGGATCTCTTGTAGATTGTAGGCCATAGACTCATACCCTGTCGGTGTAAGAGCAAAGACTGCAAAGTTACCACCTAGTAGCTCTTCTACTTCTTTTACTTTCTCATCGTAGTTGGTTTTATTAATTATAAAAAACTTTACATCCTCAAGCTGTATTTCATCAGGTAGCCGAGGGTGGTAAATTTCAGTCTTTACTTGTTCGGTAATTACTTTTACGGGCGGTGGTGGTGTGTACTCTGTCTTCGGTAGTATACTACATCCACTACTTATTGCTATCGTAAGCACGCTCGCTAGCACTGTCGTCTGCTTCATCTAATTCTCTACTATCTTCTTCTACTTGACGGAATACTCTGTCCGTCGCCCTATTCACTTTTGGTTCTAACTCTGCG